ACGCACATAATGATTGGAAAAGTTTAGACTATGATAAGTTTCCTGCACAAGAGCTAAGACTAAAAGAAATAAACCTTTGGGACGAGCTAGACTCACATTGGAACGAATACATAAAACCAATAATAGAAACGTATTGGAAACCTTTAGAAATGTACGGGCTACGCGATGCTTTTATACTTAAGTATGACACGACTTCTCAAACTAAACTAAATCTGCATCATGATGCTTCTTACGTTACAGGTTCTGTAAAACTAAACGAAGACTATATAGGTGGGGAACTAGTGTTTCCTAGACAAGAAGTAAGCAATATAAACTTAGCGGCAGGACAACTGCTGTTGTTCCCTGGTGCTGTAACACACCCACACGAATGTTTAGAACTTACACACGGGTCTAAGTACAGTTTAACTATATGGTCTAGCAGATTCCCAGGTGATATACTGTAAAAATGTATACAGATAAAGTATTAACAGAAGCTGATGTGCATGAGTTATACAACACTGGAGTTATAAAAAGTTTATATCAAGGCTCTGTAGGGTTTTTTAACCAAGGCACATATGGATATCCTATGCTTGACCTAACCCCAGAACAGTTTGCAGTTGCTGACGATGACCAACACGCTGGATTTTGGTACAACAAAATTCTTTACCATGTACAACATCAATACGCGCTTTGTATGCATAAAGATGGTTATCCTATAAGTATTACTTTAGGTTTTATAGAAAACAATGAATGGCATTTGTGTAATGCTTTGATTAGAAACGACCAAGATGGCACGAGAGCATTTATGCGTGACCCTGAGTATCATAATGTTAGAGGACGTACGGAAAAAGAATTAGGTGCAACTATAGCCTATAGCTATGTAGATGTGGGTTCACCTATTAATGATTCTTTTATGGGTTATAAAAACTATTTTGGTCCTATAGAAGAATGTAATGTTAAGAATTGGAATACCTTAGAACATATAGGCCAAGTTACGCAAAGCTATAATACTGGCGGGCAAGAGTGGGATGGAGTAAAATCTGAGTATAGTGAAACTTATGAAAAGTATAAGATGGAGTATTACTAATGTCGGGTTTTATAGATAACACTTCTAACATTGACGCAGCTGAAATAGCCGCAGAATACCGTACGCCAGAGCAAGGCGTTAGTGCCAAGTCTAACAGCAACGTTGCATGGAACGACTATAAAATAATGACGCCTAGAGCTAATCAGGCTAATGGCGTTAGAAGTTCTACATCAGCTTTACAAGCACAAGACTTTGGCGGCACTGCTGGATTTACACCAGGTGCTAGAACTTTTTCTACTGGATCAACTAAAGGAGCAACAAACACTACTGTTGCTGGAGCGTTTACTCTTGCTGCTTATGACCATATAAACATTAGTAATCAGGCAAGTGCAGCTGTGGGCCATTTTGGTTTAGGTGCCCAAGGTGGACAAACTGGAATCAGTTTAACTAACGTAGCTAGTTTTCCTAGTGGTTGTAACCTTACTGGTTATGGCACGTCTGGTAGTGGCGGTTTGGCTACTTCTCTTTTTTATATAATTACAAGTGGCGCTAGTGGGGCTACTAATTGGACTAAAGTACATCATAGAATCTTACAACCAAATGGTGTTAGTCAGTTTGGAAACACGACTATTTACAACTATACATTAACGTTTAATAGAAGTGATTTTACTTATAATGGTAATATTAATAATAGCCAAGAAAAGTGGCAATTAAGTTTTGGCGGTTTTAGTGGGGTAGTTGGACCTCTGGTGTCCGAGCCTTTTACAGTGGAGTTTGAATGATAAATTTAAAAAACCCACCAGGTCTACCACCCTGGTCAGAAATATCTACAAAACGTAAAGTAGCTAGAGTCTTCTTTATATTCTTATTACCTTTAAAAATACTACTCATGTTTATGGGTGTGTCATTTGGTGTTACAGCCCTTTTTGGCCTATAATCTGTTTATGGCTACAACAAAAGAAACACTAGCAAAGGTAGAAAGCCAAGTTGTTGGTATAGAAAAAAGACTAGACAAAGGTGATGCTAAGTTTGATGCAATGGATGCAAAGTATACTAAGTACATCGTTGGTCTTTACGTGCTTATCATAGGCATGAGTGGCGTAGACAGAATATTTTCCTAACAGGAGGTAACTATGGGGAAGAAAGAACTACCGCAAGTAATCAACTTTGACGGCAAACAATACGATATATCTAAAATGACAGAGCGAGTAGCTCATCAATTCAATATGCTTGTTAGACTACAAGGTGAGTGGCAAGATGCAGATTTTAATTTAAAGAAAGTAGAAGCAGCTCAAAAGTCAGTAGTGCATGAACTTAAAGTATTTATGGTAGAAGATAATGTAAAACCTGTAAAAGACGCAGGCATAATAAAACCATGAATATAGAACAGTGCAAGGCAGAAATAAAGAGACATGAAGGTGAAGTCCTAGAGATATATGAAGACAGTCTAGGATATAAAACCTTAGGGGTAGGACACTTATGTCAACCCAGCGACCCAGAATATGACTGGGAGATAGGCACAGAAGTAAGTCAAGAAGTTGTAGACATGTACTACGAAGATGACTTTGACAAACACTTAGCAGAAGCAATACACGTGTTTGGTACTGCTGAAGCTTTTTACAACTTACCCGAAAATATTCAACACGTGCTAGTTAATATGTGTTTTAATTTAGGAGCTAGTAGGCTTTCTAACTTTAAGAACATGTTATTAGCCTGTAGAGAACACAACTGGGAACAAATGTCTGTTGAAATGGAGAACAGCAGATGGTATTCACAAGTAGGAAGAAGGAGTCGAGAACTGCAAGAATCAGTTCTGAATACTGTATAATGAAAAAATGGCTTTTATTAAACTTAATACATTCGGCGGTATCGCTCCAAGGGTATCTCCAAGACTAATAGCAGATCAATTAGCTACTGTTGCTACTGATGTAAACCTAGAGAGTGGCCGTTTAGTGCCTATAAAACAAAACTCAGACCACCTTACCCTAAGTAATTCTAGTAGACAAAGTGTATTTAAATACACAGATAACCCAGAACGTTGGTTACAATTTGACGAAGATGTAGATGTCGTGCGTAGCCCGTTGCCTGGAGACGTAAACGACACGATATATTTTAGTGGTCAATCTTTTCCTAAAATGGGTAGGTCTGCTCAAATAGTAGGCGGCTCTGTATTTCCAAACGCTAGTTTTAGATTAGGTATACCAGCTC